TTTTTTAACTCTCTTTTGCAAGTTTAGCAAAGTATGATAAGGTTTCATCCTCATCAACTGCTGAGTTATCAGTGTAGCTGGTATCTACTGTTAGTGTTTCAACCACAGGAGATACAACTTGCTTGATTTCTGGAGCCTCCATCACATCTGAAACAGATGGTTCAGGAGTCATTACCCCAGCATCAATACCTAAAACCTTATTCATTTTGGATTTTAAATCATTATATGATTTGTAGTTTTTAGGATCGAGGAAGTCCTGTAGTGAATACAGTTTATTATAGACCTCTTCAAGTCTTGATTCATCACCAGAATAGAGAGCAGATTGTGTTGCAAACTCTGACTTATCATAGTTTACCCAACCTTCTACTTTTCTAATTTTGATTTTGAAGTCGGCACCTTCCCAGAAGTCATAAGGGTTAATTGGTTCTTCATCTTCGAATGCAGGTTGCATTGATTCCATAATCTTATCAAAGATTTTCTTACCAAACTTATAAAGGAAAATCTTTCCTTCGTTCTCTGGGTTAGAGGGATCAGAAATAACAAGTACATTACTTACATAATGCAATCGACGCTTTCGCTCTCGAGCAATAGTTTTATCCTCATCCCGACCTGAGTTCCAAAGAACAGAGTTCATCTCGCTAACTGGATCCTCTTGTCCAATAGAAGTTAAAGAGTTTTCGATATACCATAGACCAGTAGGGCCTTTAAAGCCATGATCCCAATATCGTACCCACGGAAGATCTTCACCTTCTTGTGCGGGTAGGAATCGAATTACAGCATAACCGTTTCCTGCTTTATCTCGGGTAGGTTTCCAGAGCCGATCATCCCCATAGGAACTTGATTCTGTTTTAGTGGATACTGCTTCCGCAGCCTTTACGAGTTTATCAAAAGATGAGCCTCGTGAGCTCTTTAAGTTTGCAAATGACATTTTATGTTCTCCGTATTGCAGTGTATTACGACTCTAGTGTAGTCGTTTCTGTTGTATTTCACTTTATTCATCATTATATGTATATTATACATCAAATAAACACATTTGTCAACAACTTCATGCATTTATTTCTATTATAATATACGAATGGTGTATACTTCTCAATTATCCTTTTCATATCAGGCCACATAATAGTATCTGATATATTCTGGGATTCTCGATCAATAAACCCAAATATGGAATTAAGAATCACAATAGTCTCTAAACTAATTTCTTCTTGCATCCATAATTTAACGACCAAGGGAACTTGTCCATTTTCACTTTTAAATAACGAATCGAACTGTTTTTCTTGTTCGTTTAATATATTTATATCAACCGAGAACACTCTATGGATACTTTCTTTAATTCTTTTGTATCTTGCGTAGTTCTCTTCTGCAGGTTTATCCATCATATCGCCGATGTACTTTTCAGTATTGATAAATTGCGAGATATAAAAATCTTTTAATTGACCGTTGTACTTCATAGCAAGTTTAGCAAAGAAGTACTTATCCTTTCTCTTAAAGAAGGATTGCGGTGTAACATTTGATTTAAAATTATATTTTACGGCATCATAGTTGGTCTCAAAGTGCAACTTTAATGCATTATATAATTTATATGATTCAAATGGATCGATCATTATAACATATTCTCCTATACTGGTAATTTGTTGGTTTGTTTAGTTCGTAATAAATTTAAATCTACGGCCTCAGCCTCAATTTTCTGTTTAAGGGAATCAGATAAAAGTCTGTTTAAACTCTTAAAATCCATCCCTCGTTCTTGTATGAGGTAAGCAGCTGCCTCTATATAAGTCAACCCCCTACTTTCCCTTACAAGAGTCTCTACCTCAGCAGAAAACCTTTTTCTTGTCATTATTTTTTGTTCTATCATTCCCCTATATTGCCCTAAGTAGAATACAATCCTTATTAATACGGCCGGTTGGGCTATTTATTTTAGTGGTTAATTTACCCCAAATTCGTTTTTCAATTTGTTTGGGAGTTAATTTCAACACGTCAGGTAAAATATCTTGCGGTTTTCGTAACCTAGATCTTTTAGACAGAGTGGGATCGAAATTCTTAATAGTAGTACCGCCGACTTCAAAGCCTTTCGTAGCGGTACTTGTATACTGTGTCAACACCCTCTGTTTAATGTTATATACCCATAACAGTTCTTTGGTAGGAATAAGTACCGGGTTGATAGAAGTCACCTTAGAATCAATGTCCTCTTGCAAATATTGTAAATTCGCAACTTGAGCATCTGTTGATTTTGGTTTTTTAGCTCTAGGCATTCTAACTGCCTTAAAACTATCTTTTAATTTAGCTAGATCAGAGAAAACTGTATCCATAAGATTTAACATTTTCTTCTGTCTACGTCTGGTAATATGTGAATAGGCCTCGACTGCTTGATCACACTTATTATTATAAGCATCTGATATACAATCATATTCAAATTGAATCTTTTCCCTGAATGCGTTAATAATATTACCTTTCAGACCATGTTTTTTCCAGAGTTCGTATACATTAAATTCTAAGTTATACTTACCCTCTAACCAATTATCAACAACCATTTCAGCCCAATCAGTATAGACGGTTTCTATCATGTTTTTATAGGCACGTTGTGCTGGAGTTGGTGGTGGGGTTGTTGTTTTTTTAATTTCCTTTTTATTCTTTAATATCTCCGTACCAGTAATTACGTGATCGTTTAAGGAATTAAGTGCTCGTTGGTGTAATTCTTCCTCATGGTCCCATCCCCGAAAATGTAACCGTGCAATACCCCTAGTACCCTCACATAATTGCCAATCTGGTAATTCTTTCAGCGCATCAATTTGTTTCTGATCAAAATTGTGTACTTCTTTGGCATATCGAATAATGTAAGGTACATAGTCTTTATTTTTATAAAAGTAGTTGTACCAATGGGCGCCTTCAGACCATGCTCTTTGTCGAGCACGATCTTCGGTTGGCGTTGGGTTAGTTTCATCCCAATACGGTTCAGGCCCTACATACTTGTCGTCAATTGTGACACGATTTTGGCGCCCTTTTTTCCTCGCCTTTTTTAATTGTTTACTAACCATTATATTCTCCTCATGTGATAATGTATATTATACCACGTTTTATGAATGGTGTCAACCCCCCAGCGCCATTCCACTAAATGATATCCAGGAAAGTAGAAACGGTCGCCAAGAGGGGTCAACATAAACTTACTCCGGCCACTTTTTGATGCCCATGACATAATTTTCAGCAATATCTTCAACATACGATTCGGAATGATCCTTATACCATTCAATGCCCATATTGTTTTCTGCTGTCCAAAATCGACAACCAAAGTAGTTCGGAGTTTCGTCGCAAGTTCGGAGTACATCAGCACGTAGATCCTCTTGCATAAAAGTTGAAATTTCCATGTATGTCATGTGTGTTACCTCTTCTTGACATTAAATATCGGAGTTATTTTCTTTTTTTAATTTTTTATATAGTTTAAACAGCAAACCACCTGGTTCCCATAGCAAAGGTATGGTCTTTTTTGCATCTTTTTCAAATACCATATGCAAACCCACATATGATAGTATGAAAAAAGCCGCTGGAAAAGCAATAACTAATGCATAACCAAAAATTGTTTCTAGTATTATCATAGTAATTCTCCTGTTAATTCATCATAGGAGTTACCTGCTTGTAATAATTCTATTAATTCCCTTTGTTTTTGTCGCCAAAGTTTTTTAAAATCTGGATTTTTAGCCAACATGTTGGCTCGTTTAAGAGCATCGAGTCGTTTTACTGCAAGGGTTAACGACATCATCCTAAAAATTTCCCTGTTTCGACATCACATCCAGCATCATCAACTATAGGCATGTCCATGATTTTATGGTACATCTTTCTGACTTCTTCGCCCAATTCCATATTATTGGGGTAATCTTTTACCAGTTTTTCTATAACATCTAAACTGACACTGGTGATATTACCGCTGTCAACCCAAACACTAAAGTGACCGTGACTCTGTTTAGTATTCATCTTTTGTATCTCATTTAAGTATTCATGATACACAAATACAACTTGTATCTATCAGGTGATACATATTCATTACGCAGCTGCGCTCTTGCTTTCAAACCAAGAAGTTAGTTCTTCTTGGCCGATACAGAAGTCACCATCTTCCATAAGGAATTCAACCTTATAATTATAGATATCGCCATTCTCGGTTAAGTCCCAAGTTTCTACCCTCTCTAGGATTTCTCTCTTCATATATATTGCCAGTGTCAATATTGAGGATCCGCGTTCACGGTTATCCGTGGTTCTCATAGCACGCCATCCGTGAAGACATGGCATTACTATAGTTGGGGTTTCCCAATCTTCGCAAACCCTTGAACTATCTTCTTTGATAAACCAAGCTGAAACAGACTCTTCGGCACATTCGTTGGAGAAACATAACATTGCTTCTAGATTATCAACAGTGTTCTGAGTAGCCTCAGCTGAGCTAAACTTATAAGAAGGAACTATGTAAGTGGAACCACCTTTAAACTTCCAGTATGGCTCTGAAACACCGTGAACATAGTCCTCGTTGTGAGCAGCGTAGTTCTCTTTGTGCTGTGTTTGAATAACTAATTTCATATCAATTCCTTATCATTTAATATAGGTATATTATACTACGGCTGAACACCTTTGTCAACACTTTTTGCAATTATTTTTAATAATCCAATTCATAGGGCCAACAGTCATTATACAGTTGTTCTTCTCTTTTAAATGCTTCAAGTTCCCAGGGTTGGTTCTCATATTGGTATCCGTCTGCGTTACGACCTTTCCACTTAAATTTACAACCACTATCTTCAAGTTCTTTTCGGAAGTATTGTTTCACATGAACCATTTCATGAGCAAGTGTCTGCATCATTTCTGTAAACTTTACTTTAGTACCTTCACACTTTCGAGCGATGTTAATCTCTGCGTAACCTTCTTTGTTACAACCCCATGCATTACCTAATTGGCCTT